GCGGGCGTTATTTACATTCTTTAAAGACGCGCGACAACGTCTGGGCCACACTCCTCAACCAGGGAAGGTATCAGAGTCTTCAGGAGAGAAAGAATAGACGAAACTATTGTAATACACACGCCAATCATCCTTCATCATGGCTCCCAGCGCTGGGTGACTAAGCTCCTGGATCTTAGTCATGTGATCGAAATACGCCTCCAACTCCAACTGTGACTCAACGGACACATTGAAAAGCTTCTGCATCAGAATTCTACTACTTAGAGCTATTGTACAAGCTTTCTTCAACATGTCCTTCGCGTTGATACTATTTACATTCGTGTTCATTAACACGCTTGTGAAAGTCCACCAGTCGGCGTGTCCACCCTCCCCGTCCCACCTCAGCTTGCCATCCCCAACACAGCGGATGATCATACGCCCGAAGCTTGTCAAGATCGGACAATTAGGGAACAACGCTAAGAGGGAGTAGCCCTTCGCTCTCAGCAATTGCTCCATGATTATCGGACCGGAACGCAGGAGCGGACTATGGGTCCACCCCACCCCGCAGAGAATCGGTGCCGGATCGGCTACCGTGTTCCCTGCGTCGTCGAAGAAGAGCTTGCAGAAGCCTGCTTCCCCAACATTTCCCGCGAATTTGAGCTTGGCGCGGAAGCCAAGTTGTTCGAATGTCTCCGGGGCAAGTACCACACTACGCCCACGATTGCTGCCAAAAGCGCACCGACAAACAAATAGTCCATCGTCGCCCTCCACAACCCCGTCAGCCACCAACCCCAACGTGTTTGCCAAGAACAGCCAGAGCATAAGGTTTGTGAACCCGTTACCAAGAGATGTGCACATATCTCCGGACATTCGACACCCGCTAACTCTTGCAGCCACGCGCTTAAAGCCGCAGTTTTGTTCCCCACCCAGAGCGCATTCGATATGGCCTGGGATGTCTGCCCACTTGCCAGTGAGGCCCCGACTGAGGTGCTTATAGAGCTGAAACTCGCAAGCAAAGAATATATCCCGGCTGAAGAGTGACTCAAAAGCTGAGAAATCGCTTGAGCAATAAACGACCCCCGTGGATCCGAGTCGCTCGGCAATGAAGCGCGAACGATCAGACACAGGTATATGCTTAACGAAATAACGACCAGGATAACTGCAAGGGTCGAACAGATGTTTCTCAACAGCTGCGAAGAAGGGACCGGTGTGGCACTTGAAGGCATCTGAACGCGAATTAATGAGGCGAGCATGCTTCCACTCACCATACGTTTCAGCCTTAACAAAACTCTTACACCGATAATCCCTAGCCCGCAAAGTAGGGTGCTGAGAGAAAACGCGCCGCAACTCATCGCGACGAGACAGAGAATAATGTGTGTTAGACAGCCAGTTCTCAAATCCCAGATCAACATCCTCAGGAAGAAGAGGCACATGTCTGCGGACCCAGCAACGAACGAAGCTCCTGAACTTCCGGAGAAGTCGCCGGTTAGGCGTAGGAGGAGCTCGACCAAATCGCTTATGGATCCCGCAAACAATAGTATCAGGGTCGCCACGATCAACCATTGGAAGAGCGTGGCCGGCCACATGACAGCCAAGGCTGCGCTGAACAGGCACACGAATGTGAGGGTCACCATGGTCCCGGATACGGCAACGAAGATGGAGCTTGAGGCCACTGGGCCACTCAAGGCAAGACTCGCTGACTCGATAACCGAACCCAAAGATTCGGAGGTAGCCGCGTCCCCTCCCACGCACTGCCCCCAATGCAGAAAATTCACCCTGTTCTGCCTCTGCCACATCCGGAAATAGAGCACCGTCCCGCTGACCGCGTTGATCACCTCGGGCGTCCTCACATCACCATCGATGTAGCAATTCTGAACATTAATATTTCTGCATTTTGAAGCCAGCTGGACCAGAAAGTCGTCTGTCGTAACCCTGTTCCCCACCTGCGACGCCAGGTAGCTGAATAGAGGAGCACACACAACTATGTGCTTCACCGACTCACCAATTCTGATCTCAACATCATACAGCTTGGGATCCACATCTCGGAGATTGGCTGGGAGCAAATCTGCCCCTCTCAAGTCAATCGGTTTCCCATCATTGCCCAACACTGTAGCAATCGGCTTCTTAGAAATGTAATGAATGACATCGACACACGAATCAAGGAACATGCAGACGGTGCACATGACTTGCGCAAACCGCGCCAGCAATCCGTCTCTGCCTATCCTTCTCACCACGGCGTCCCGGGCTCTCTCTGCCTCGGTAGTAATCTCCGACTTGAAGTTCTCCTCCAAGTCCGGGATGCCAAGTGTCGTGTCTCGCCCTGTCATTCCTGACTGAACCACGCAATTCTTGAGTGCCTGTAGGTCTCCTTCAATGCGCTTGATCTCCTGCCTCTCATCGGCCCGGACCTGCGCGTCTAGGGACGCATCCTTCACTCCATCCAGTTGGCCTTTAGCCACTGAAATCGCCTGGTTGGTTGCGGTCAGCACCGCCTGCTGCTGCCTCTGATTGCGAGGTTGAGCAGGTCCACCACTCCTG